CTCAACGTCTCAACCAAAATCACCTGAAGTGGAATACGTTGATTTAGTTGGATTACTTAAGGATACAAATTTACATTTAGAATTGATTCAAGACTCCGATTATTTCGGAGTTATTGATGCGGTAGATGGTGTAATTGCTTTGGGATGGGAAAAATTTGATTTTGATTCTGAATTTGAAAGAATATCATTTAAATTCGGTGAATCATTGGAGAGTGTAACAAAAAAATTAAAACAAAGAGATTATCTTTTAATAAAAGAAGAAGTAAAAATTAAAGAATCATGAAAAGGTCAACATTGGTAGAAAAATTAATCAAGGAAGGAATGTCAGAAAGTACGTTGGTTAAATTTACAGATAAACAACTTTTAGAATTATCTGAAAGAATGTTGGGGGAATCTGATGTAATGATATCAAAAAAAGATCCTCAGTTACAGCAAAAAGTGACTGACGCTAAAAAACAAAACAAATCTATCGAAACGTATGAAGAAGACATGAAAGAGGATTTAAAGGGTAATCAAAAGAAATTAGATAAGAACCACAATGGTAAAATTGATGGTCAAGATTTTAAAATATTAAAAGGTCAAAAGAAAAAAAAATCAGTTAAGACAGATAAAAAAGACAAAGAAGTTAAGGAATGGGTTGAATCTTTAGCGGAAAATACTTATCATAGTTTCACATCTAAGAATGAAATTATGGAAATGATACAATTTAAATTACAAGAGGCGGGTCCAAACGTTAATATTGGACATAATGGTATCCCTGAATTTATGACTCACGATGGTGATGTTGAAACAAAACCAAAAACTCCTAAGGTTGCTCCAGGTACAAAACCAAAGCCACATAACCCAAATCAACCGGGTCCATTCACAAAACCAAAACCAAAGGCTGAGAAAAAGTAAGGTTTAAATTAGGTATTATAAGAAATAAATCTTATATTAGCCTTAATATAATTTAAACGTATGTCAATGACTTTCTCAAGTGTTGATAGACCCGATAGAGGTTTACAACATAAATTAAAAAATGAAGACACTTCATTAACTAAAATACCTATGCCAATTTGTGATAATTCACAAGAACAAAACTTTCAAGAGTTATTGGCATCAGAAAGATATCAAGAAGTAATATCTAACGTTAATCATTACTTAAGTCCACATTACCCCAATAAAATAAATTTAAATAATAAATCACAATATCGTGAATTCTCATCATTTATGGTGAGGTCTCACTTTGAGATTATTAGAATTGAAAGAAATGTTAGACCTGAGTTAGAACAATTAGCAATTAAATTAGTCACGAATGAGTTTCACATACCGAAAGATTCCATTCAATGGGATGTAAAAATTGTTGATGGTAGTGAAATATCTACCGACGATTTTAATATGGACGACGAGGAAACTATTCAAATACCTGAGGTTGATTTAAATAATGAGATTGATGGTGATTTTGAAAGATTAAATTTAGAAAGGGCTAAACGAAGATTAATTAATGCAATTAGTCAGGGTGCATCTAAAAAAGGTCATTACTCATATCATTTGGTTGGTGACGAAATTTTAGATATAACTAAAAGTGATACCATTTTAGATTTATATGGTGTTATGATGTCGATAAACGACACAACTTATTGGCAATTTCCTGATATGTTTTTATCTCAAATGGGTAAATCGGGACAAGTTGCGGGTACTGAAGAAATTGAACAGGGAGATCCACCAATCATTAAAGTACGAGCACAGAATTTTCCCGTAGCCGTCCATGAGTGTATCAAAGGTTATTTAGAATTACTTGCAGTACATGGAAGACCAAGAGATGAGAAAGGTGATTTTGATGAGGAGTTATGGACTAAGGTTTCGGGTTACGAAGACACTATGGATAAAGAAATGTGGGATTTAAGATTAGGTCCTTCAATATGGAATAGAGTTAGGAGTATGTTACCAGATGAAGTTATTATTGATGAAAATGAAGAAGGTTTACAATCATATTTCTTATCAAGTCTTTATACCTTGGAGGCTAAGGAGTTTCTAACAATGATGAAAGAAGTGATTGGAAAGACCTCAAAAGGTGAAAAAATGATTAAAGATTATTACGATTCTATCAGGAAAGATATTAATAAAAATTATTACGACGATAGTATGTCAATTTTTAATGATAACGATGAATAATTAAAAAGGTGGTTTTAACCACCTTTTTTTGTATTTATATATATGAATACAAGAGCAGAACAATTAATGGAGTATGCTAGAATTATGAAAGATGCTCCATATGCGTTAAAAACGTATCTTCAAACATACGATAATACTCAGAAAAAATATGTTCCATTAGAGTTATTCCCTGACCAAGTTCAGTTAATACAAGACTATGAAACGTACAATGAGAATATCACAAGAAAATATAGACAAGCTGGTGTAACAACCGTAACAGCGGCTTGGATTTCAAAAAAATTACAAACCGCAAAACCTGACGAACCTGAGAGGGTTTTGTTAATTGCGAATAAAAAAGATACCGCAGTAGAGATGGCGAATAAAGTTCGTCACTTTTTAGAACAATGGCCCGAGTGGTTAAATGTTGGATTTTCACCCGATAAAAACTCAGAAAGTAGATTTAGATTAAATAATGGATGTGAAGTAAAGGCGGTTGCAACATCAGCAGATGCTTTACGTGGTTATACACCAACCATTCTTGTATTTGATGAGGCTGCTTATATTGAAGCTGGTGAAGACTTTTGGGCAGCATCTATGGCGTCCTTATCAACGGGAGGTAAGATTATTCTTGTATCAACCCCAAATGGTTATGACCCGATTTATTATGGTGTTTATGACCAAGCATTACGTGGATTAAATGATTTCCATATCACAGATTTAAGATGGTTTAAAGACCCTCGTTACACTAAAGATTTGCGTTGGGTTAAGTGTCAGGATATATGTCACTACATGTTAAATAGGGAACTATATAATGATGATGAGGTTGTTATTACTGAATTCGACATAGATAATTACCAAGAGTTAGAAGAACAGGGTTATAAACCTTTTTCGTCTTGGTTTGAATCAATGTCTAAGAAATTTAAATATGATAGACGTAAGATTGCACAGGAATTGGAATGTGATTTCTTAGGTTCAGGAGATGGTGTAATTCCGGGAGATGTTCAAGAGAATATTGCAAAGAATATGGTACGTGTACCTAAAGAAAAATACATGCAGGGTACATTTTGGCATTGGAAAGAACCAATACAAGGACATCGTTACATTATGGGAGTTGATGTTAGTAGGGGAGACAGTGAAGATTTTTCATCCATATCAATAATTGATTTTGATGATAGGGAACAGGTTGCAGAATATATAGGTAAGATACCACCGGATGATTTAGCTGCAGTTGCATATAAATGGGGTATATTATACGAGGCATTTATTGTTATTGATATAACTGGAGGAATGGGTGTTGCAACATCGAGAAAGTTACAAGAAATGAACTATAAAAACCTTTATATCGATGGTATTAACACTCAAAATAAATGGGAATATAACGCTAAGGCGATGGAAAAAATACCAGGACTTAACTTTAATAATAAAAGAACTCAAATAGTTGCCGCCTTTGAGGAACAACTAAGAAAAGGGTTTCAAGTAAGGTCAAGTAGATTATTAAACGAACTTAATACGTTTGTTTATATGAATGGTCGTCCTGACCACATGAAAGGTGCTCACGACGATGCAATTATGGCTCTTTCTATGGCACTATACGCTTCTGACTTGTGTTTCAATCAGTTACAAAAGAATGAAAATGCAAATAAAGCGATGTTGGAGTCTTGGACAATGACTGAACGTACATATGAACCAAATAAATCTTTTTATTCTTATGGTACGGCTTTTGATCAGATTGGGTCAATGGGGTTTGATGATAACCCAGCCTTTAAAGATATGCGTAACGTTCCCGGTAAGAGTCAATATCAAGAATTTAATTGGTTATTTGGAAGATCAAAATAATATTCCAATTATTAATAATTTAGTTTATATTATAAAGAAAAGTATTTATATACATGGCAGAACAGAATTATACCGTCTTTCAGAAACTAACAAGAATGTTTGGTTATCCGGGTCAATCGAATCCGGACAAGGCACCATCTTTTAATTTTAATAAAGATGAGTTATTAAAAACAGATAGTAGAGAAGACTACGAGAGAGCATTGTTGCAAGCCCAACAATCTCAATACATTGCAGATAAATGGACTAAGTTAGACCAATCGGTTTATAACCAATCTGTTTATTATGAACCAAATAGATTAGCAGCATATTACGATTACGAATCTATGGAATTTACTCCTGAAATTTCCGCATCGTTAGACATATACGCAGAAGAATCTACAACAATGTCCGAAAAGGGTGAAATATTAACCATTTATTCAGAATCAGATAGAGTTAAAAGTATATTGGTTGATTTATTTAACAATAAGTTAGATATCAACACTAATTTACAAATGTGGGCTAGAGGTCTTTGTAAGTATGGTGATGATTTTGTTTATTTAAAGATAGACCCCGAAAAAGGAATTATCGGTTGTCAACAACTACCAAATATTGAAATAGAAAGATTGGAAGGTGCAACAACAAAGAGTCCAAATCAAAGTTCCGATTTAAAATCACCAACAAGGGAGTTAAGATTTACTTGGAAAAACAAAGATATGGAATTCCAAGCTTGGGAGGTTGCACACTTTAGATTATTAGGTGATGATAGAAAGTTGCCATATGGTACGTCTATGTTAGATAAGATCAGAAGAATTTGGAAACAACTTTTACTTGCGGAAGATGCGATGTTAATTTATAGAACATCAAGAGCACCTGAAAGACGTGTATTCAAAGTATTCGTTGGTAATATGGATGATAAGGATATTGAACCATATGTACAACGTGTAGCAAACAAATTCAAAAGAGACCAAATACAAGACCCACGTAATGGTAACGTAGATATGAGATATAATCAAATGGCGGTTGACCAAGATTATTTCATTCCTGTTCGTGACCCGTCACAAACAAACCCAATTGAAACATTACCTGGAGCTCAAAACTTGGGTGAGATTGCCGATATCGAATATATCCAAAAGAAATTATTAGCAGCGTTACGTATACCTAAGGCTTTCTTAGGTTTCGAAGAAGTTGTTGGTGATGGTAAAAATCTTGCATTAATGGATATTCGTTTTGCGAGAACAATCAATAAAATACAAAAATCATTAATTCAAGAATTAAATAAAATTGCATTAATGCATCTTTATTTATTGGGATTAGAGGACGATTTAAATAGTTTTTCATTATCATTAACCAATCCATCACAACAATCCGATTTATTAAAAATTGAAACTTGGAAAGAAAAGATTACTCTTTACAAAGATGCAACATCCGACCAATCTCAAGTAGGTATCTTACCTGTATCACATACGTGGGCTAAGAAAAATATATTAGGTATGAGTGATAGTGAGGTATTACTCGATTTACAACAACAACGTTTAGAAAGAGCGGTTGGTTTTGAATTACAAAATAGTCAACTCATTATTAAACGTTCTGGTGTGTTTGATGATGTTGATAAGAAATATGGTATCCCTGAAGAAGAGAGAGCCGCGGCCGAAGCGGCTGCTGCGGGTGGTGAAGGTGCCGGAGGAGATATGGGAGGAATGCCGCCGCCAGCACCTGCTGCAGGTGGAGGTGAGGCACCATTAAGTGAATCAACATCTAAAAAATCAAAAATATTAGGTATGTTAGGTGAGGAAAAAGAAGATTTTAATGTTTTGTTTGATATGGAAAAGGCACAACAGAATATTTATGAAATAGAAAATAAATTGAACGATATTTTAAACGACTAAAAATGAATAATTTTGGGAAAATAAAGTCTAAGTTACTAAAGAAACTAACCGAGGCTTATACCAACGATAACTTTAAAGGGAATACAAAAAATTTAATTAAAGTTGTTAAGAAAAATAAAGACTTTAAAGAAATGTATCTTTTTTATGAAGAAATAGAAAATAAGTACATTGAAGATAAAGAGGTTGCTAAATTATATGTTGAGCAACTTGGTACTCTTTTAAAAGATAAGTCAAAAAAATTAACTAGTTTTTGTGAGGTTATAAATATGTCAGTTCATGATGTACAAGTAGAATCTAACGAACTATATGATAACATTGACCAACTTTTAGAAGATGACAATTTAAATAATATAGATAAAAAGGTTATTGCCAAATTAAAATTAGTAGAACATTTAACAACTAAAAAAGAAAATGTGGTTGAATCAAGTAAATCACACACAGTAAATGAAAATTTATTACACGCTGTTTTAGCAAACAATTTTAACGTATTATATACAAACACATTATCTGAAGAACAAAAAACTGAATTAAAAACAATTTTAGATTTAAACGATACTGACTTAGAAACAAAAACTACAGAATTAAAAGAATCACTATTAGATAAAATTGGAAACTTAATTAATGAATCTACAGATTCGGAAATGATTAAAAAATTATCATCAGTAAAGGATGAAGTACTAAAAAAGGAAACATCAAAATTAAATTATTACAGATTAACAGAATTAAAAAATGGTCTTAACTAAGACCATTTTTTATTTGTTGTACATACCTTGCTTTTAAAACCTCTTTCCTTTTAGTGACTGAAGGTTTAACAAATTCTTGTCTCTCCCTCAATTTTTGGATTTGCTTAGTTTTTTGAACTTTATTTTTATAAGTTCTTAAAGCTGTTTCGATACTACGTTCCTTTGTTACGTCAATTATTATCATAACATATAATTATATCGCAAATATATAAAATATTTTGGATTTACAACATTTTTTTCATATATTTTAATAACACCATAAAATAAAAGATAATGAATAAAATTAATGAAAACAGGTAAGTACATCCCATTAGGGACTTACAATAATGTAAAGTATGGTTATGGTACCGTAGACTTCAAAAATCTTAAAACCATTTATATAAAACTAAATTCTTGGTTACAACCCGAAAACGAAACTGATGATTATGATTATCTAATCTCAAAATCAAGAAGAAAAATAAAAGAATTAATTTATAATTTAAAAAATTCAAATTTTAAACAACAATCAATTGTTGATTTAGACATAAGAACTAAAGGAATTAAGGTTGAAAAGAGGTCTTTTATGAATTTAGAAATAACATTATTTGTTGAAAAACAATTCGATATTAGATCAAAAGAAATAAAAACATTTATCACAGATTTGACCGAATCTGTTGTTGAGGATGGTTTAATTGATAAAAAACTATTCAATTTTTACAAAAGCAAGAAATAACCTTGATATTGATGTATTTATAGTAATAAAATCTATAAATGAAGATATTAGGACCAAACGAAACGGGTAGAGGAATTTTAATAGAATACGACGCAGGTCACGTTTCACCCGACGACAACAAAAAAATTATTTCGGAAATGAAGGATATGGACTTTTCACAAGACCTTATCCTTTATGCCGTTTTACAAAAATACGACACTCCAAATAAGAATGGTAGAATATACCCTGAAATCTTATTAAAGAGAGAAAACGAAAAATACCAAACACTTATTAAGAAAGGTGGTGCGTTAAATGAATTAAACCACCCCTCATCTTCTCTTATCGATTTAGATAGAGTTTCCCACTCAATTCTTGAGACATGGTGGGACGGAAAAATCCTTATGGGTAAAATAAAACTATTCACTTCACCGGGATGGAAGAAGATGGGTATCGTATCTACTAAAGGTGACCAAGCGGCAATGTTAATTATGAACGGAGCCACTTTGGGTATATCTTCTCGTGGAGTTGGTTCCCTAAAAAACATTAAAGGTCAAAATATCGTTCAGGAAGACTTTGAATTAGTATGTTTTGATTTAGTGTCATCTCCATCAACTCCAGGAGCTTACATTTTTAGTGATCCTTCTGATAGAGAACAATATCAAGAATCTGAAATAAAAAAACCTGCGGTTGATGATAGAATGTCTAAACTTATGGGAAAATTAGATAGTTTTTTGGGTAAATAATCAATTTTATAGGGATACAAATATTAAAAATAAGGCTTTTTCTTAAAGTCGTACTATTTATAAGATAATAAAACAAAATTTCACAATGACTGAAAAATCAATTTTAGAACAAGCGTTACTTCAAGTACAGACACTTGAAGAAGCAGTAAAGCAAAATGCAAAGGGTATACTTGCTTCAACTATGAAACAAGAACTAAATGACTTGCTTAAAGAATCATTGGAAGAAGAGGAAGAAACTGAAGTTGAGGTTGACGAACAACCTGAGACTGAAGAGAATCCTGAAGAAGAGGGAGATGATATGTCAGATGACGATGCAACAGCAGACGACTCTGAAAATGATGAAGACCTCGATAACGAACCAAACAAAGACATTGAAGGATTAGATTCTGAAGATGACGAAGAAGAAGATGAAGATCTTGCTTTACCGCCAGCAGAAGAAGGTTCTGAAGATGAGGACGTAATGGATATGACCGGTGCTTCAGATGATGAAGTATTAAAAGTTTTCAAAGCAATGAAACCAGAAGATGGTATCGTGGTTAAGAAAGACGGAAATAGCATTGAGTTTGGTGACGGAGAAGACGATTATATTATCAAACTTGATGACGAAATGGATTCAGAGTCTGAGTTTAATGCAGAACCCGAATTCGGTACTGAAGAAGATGAATTTTCAGAAATGGATATGATGGGTGATGACATGGAAACTGATGAGGAAGAAACAATTTACGAAATCGAAATTGATGAAGAAGAAGGGGAAGAAGAAGTTGCTGAAGGTGATGAGATGGAAATCGAAGCTACTGAAGCTGCAAGAACTTATGGTAATGACGTTAGAACTCCAGCTAACCAAGGTAAAAAATACAAAGCTGGTCGTCACGAAATGAACGAAGAAGTCGAAAAGTTAAAGAAACAAAATTCTGAATACAAGAAGGCTTTAGTTTTATTCAAAGACAAACTTAACGAAGTTGCTGTGTTTAACGCAAACTTAGCTTACGCTACACGTTTATTTACTGAACACTCTACTACTAAACAAGAGAAATTGAACATATTAAAGAGATTTGATTCAGTTTCAACAATGAATGAATCTAAAGGTTTATTCAACACAATCAAATCTGAATTAGGTACAAAAACAACAGTTACCGAGTCAGTAGTTGGAAAAATCTCTAATACCCCATCTACATCATCATCTCAAGAGGTGTTATCAGAAGCTAAGGCTTATGAGAATCCACAATTCAGAAGAATGAAAGATTTAATGGGAAAAATAAAATAATAAATTAAACAAAAAAAACAAAAACATACAAAATGGGAGCATTATTAGAATCAGGTATGGTAGGTAACATCGGTCTTAAGCACTTACGTGTTATCAAAGAAGATACCATCAAAAAATGGGATGACTTAGGCTTTTTAGAAGGTCTTGACGGTCACCAAAAAGATAACATCGCGCAATTATATGAAAACCAAGCGTCTTATTTAATCAACGAAGCAGCAGTAGCTGATGCGTCTGGTTCATTCGAGACTGTGGTTTTCCCAATCATTCGTCGTGTATTCTCTAAATTATTAGCAAACGATATCGTTTCAGTACAAGCAATGAACTTACCAATTGGTAAATTGTTCTTCTTTATCCCTAAAATCCAAGAAAGAAATGGTGCTGGTCACTATTCTCCATACGGAATGCCGGGTGCTGGTGGAAGCGCTGCAACTGGTTACACAGGTGGTAACTTATATGACAGATTCTACGAAGCTGGTGATGGTAACAGTCCTGATACAGGTCTTTTTGATTATTCAAAAGGTCAATATTCAGCTGTAACTTTAACTGCAGTTTCTGCGGTTACTTTCAGTAATGGTGCAGTTTCAGCTGTTGCTATTTCTGGTGTTACTGGTGCTTCAAACGCACAATCATCTTTAATCTTGAAGTTTACAGGATTCTCTAAAGATGGTCAAGGTAAATTAATCGGACCAAATGGTAACGCAATGGATACTGAAGAATTTTTAGCATCTGCAGAAGTTAAATACTTAACTGCATCTAAAAACTTCAACGTTGTTACTCAGAAATATGGTAAGGGTATTGTTGAATATGGTCAACAATCATCATCAAGTAACTACCCTTCAGGTAACTACAACGACATCTGTGATGAAGATGGTGTTATCTATGTAAGTGTTGATATGCAGAACTACGATCCAACATCTGGTTTCTCTAACATCACTTTACCTACAGGTACAACAATTGGTGATTTCACATTAACTTTCAGAACTTACGATACTTTAGAATTTGAAGATCAAATCGGTGAAGTTTCTTTCGATTTACAATCAGTAACAGTTTCTGTAACTGAAAGAAAATTAAGAGCTACATGGTCTCCTGAATTGGCTCAAGACGTTAGTGCATTCCACAACATCGATGCTGAAGCTGAATTAACAGCTTTATTATCTGAGCAAATTGCAGCAGAAGTTGACCGTGAAATTTTACGTGATTTACGTAAAGGTGCAGCTTGGAAAGCTAAGTGGGATTACAATGAGTGGAAATACGGTGGAGCATCAGGTGCTACATTACAAGGTTACACTCAAAAAGACTGGAACCAAACTTTGGTAACTAAGGTTAACCAAATTTCAGCTCAAATCCATAAGACTACATTAAGAGGTGGTGCTAACTGGATCGTTGTTTCTTCAGAAGTTTCTGCAGTATTCGATGATTTAGAGTATTTCCACGTATCTAACGCAGCTCCTGAGCAAGATTCATACAACATGGGTATCGAGAAAATCGGTTCTCTTGCTGGAAGATATCAAGTATATCGTGATCCTTACTTCCCAGCTAGCAAGATCTTAATTGGTCACAAAGGTAAATCATTATTGGACGCTGGTTACATCTACGCACCATATGTACCTTTACAATTAACTCCAACAATGTACAATCCGTTCACAATGACTCCAATCAAAGGAATCATGACACGTTACGCAAAGAAAATGGTAAACAACCGTTACTTTGGTGTAATCGACGTGAAAGGTATCACTACATTCTCTTTGGATACATTAAGATAATCTTAATAGGATTGAATATGAAAAACCCCCGACATGTCGGGGGTTTTTTTATTATGTAACGGATATTTATATAATATAAAAAAAATATTTATACGATGAAAAGAAAAGTTATTCAATTAAAAGAATCTGAACTCAAGAGATTGATTTCAAAAATTATAGAGGAGCAAACGGCGTCTAATGCGTTTACTCAAGGTCAAACTTTAGGTATGGTTCAAGGACAACAAGCTCGTAAAGCTGTTAATCAAGTTGCATCAAACGCGGTTAAAGGGTTAAAAGAAACTGTTGTTACAATCCTTAAAGTATCTTTTAAAATAGTTATAATTGGTGGTGCGGTTGTTTATCTTATTGGAAATGGGATTTATAAAATAGGTGCAGCAGCTCACAACGCTATTCTTAAGTTTATAGCGGCATCAGGAAAGGCAGTTATTAAAACATTCAATCAAATAAGTCAAAACACAATTAATTCATTTAATAAAATAGGTGTGGCATTTGATAAAGGTATGAACGTTGTAAATCAAAAACTTGCGACATTAAAAGATTCAACAGTTTCAATTGCAAAATGGGCAATTAACTCATTTAAACAATTTGGTACCCAACAATGGGCAAAAGTTCTTGTTGCCGCGGCCGGAATTAAAGAATTTGCAGGTTTGGTTGGTGACCACTTAAAAAATAGTTGGGCATCAATACAAAATCAAGTTGGTGTCGCTTGGGATCAAGCATCAAATTGGGCTAAAGGTCAATATAATGCTGCGGTTCAAGGTGTAAAAAATACCGCTAATGCTGCGGTTCAAGGTGCAAAAAATGTATATAATCAAACTACAAACGCAATAAAAAATAAAGCGGGTGAATTTGCACAATCTGCGGCAAATGTTGCCGGTAAAACTTTAGGTGCAATTCAAGGTTTCTTATCAGAAATGTATGAAAGATACCTTTCTTTCTCTAATGATACCGAATCTATTCTTTCTGAAGCGGTTGCATTCAATGGTAAAGAAATTCTTTAATATTTTTTTAAATTAATATTAACATAAAAACCCTCTAAAATATGGAGGGTTTTTATTTTTGGTATATTCCAAAAAATTAGTTATATTTGCATTATGGGTGAGGTAGACTATTCTAAATTAAGGTTAGATGTCTTAGAAAAAATCATACATTCTAGAGGAATCGAATGTAAAATGAAAAAAGACGAAATGATCAAGGTTTTGAAACTTGATGATGAGGGGAAGTATTTTCCACCCATGAAAGAAACAACATATGAAAAACATGAAGGTGGGTTAATTGTGGGGATAGATTTAACCAATAAAAACCATTTAATACAAATGGGTAATTTAATTTTAAAAAAAGAGGCTAGAAACCTAAACAGATATGCCTCCGGTATGTTGTACTATTGGGCAAAACAAAAATTAATTTAATATGAATTGGACAGAATATTTTTTAGAGATTGCTGAGGTTGTAAAACTAAAATCTAAAGACCAATCTACACAGATAGGTGCAGTTGTCGTTGGTGAGGGTAGAAACGTCCTTTCTACGGGTTATAATTCGTTTCCAAGGGGTTTGGACGATTCATTACAAGAACGTCAGGAAAGACCCGAGAAATACTTCTGGATAGAACATGCGGAACGTAATGCAATTTATAATGCCGCTCTTGAGGGTGTATCACTCAAAAACTCAACAATTTATCTAACATCGGGATTACCTTGTATGGATTGTGCTAGAGGAATTGTAAATTCAGGTATAAAGACGGTATATTGTAAGGAAATCTGCACCACTAAAAATAAAGAAAAGTGGGAGGAATCCCAAAGTAAAGCTAAACAACTTTTAAGTGAGTGTGGGGTTAATGTAATCTATTACTGAGAATCAGGTATTTTAGTATCCTGTATAAATTTTTTATATGAGGATTTATAAGACTTTTGGCTTTCGTCGTTAATATCTTTTGTGTACTGCCAATTCCAATATAAATCATCATTTACTTTGAATCCATAAAATGAATGGACTTGTTTTTGTAAATCAACAACATTACTTCCATTCCAATTATGTCCCGTACAAATGTATCCAGATTCAATGTCTTTTACTATGTTAGATTCATTATGTACTGTATGTCTATTTTCAACCCAATTAAGTCTTTCAATTAGATTTTGGTAATACATATTTGTTTGTCCCCATCTTATTGAACTAAAAAATATAACTGCGTCTGATTCAAATAGTTCTTTGGATATTTTCCAAAGTTCATCTGATTTGTTATTGATACTCGCCCAACATCTGTGATGACCTGAAGGATTTTTATCCTTGTCTTCAAGTTTGGATTTTAATACTCCA